AAAAGTGGTAATCTACGATTCCATTCTTTATCATAGTGTTCTTTATGATATTTTATATATTTATTAGTTCCAATAGTAAATTCAGGAACTTCTTTTGCACGATACCAATAAACTTTATCAGCTATATTTTTAGAATGAACGCGATTGTCGATAACCATAACACCAAAGTTATCAGTTATTTCTGTAAATACTTGTTCAAATACTTGTAAATTAGGAAACATACCAGCATAATGTTCATATAATCTTTTTCTATTACTTGGAAAATCTTCGGCTAATAAAAAAATATAATCAAAATTACTTCTTAATTCTGGAGGAATACCTAATGAAAATTGCATTGTTAAAATAAAAGACATATGATGATGTCTACCATTAAAAAATAATTCAAGAATTTGTGGGTCTTTTAACCAATCACCTTTACTTGACATACAATCATCCATAATTAACATAATTTCATCTTCTTTCATTTTTTTTCCTTCTTTTTTTCTTTTTTCATTATCTTGATTTAATTTAGATTGCCTTTCGTAAATTCTTGATAAAATTTCGGTATCAAATTGATCATAAATATATGTATCTGGGCAAAATTCTCCATAAAATTTATTTAATTTTTCAGTTCTTGAAATAACAACGGTAGGGATTTTTCTTTTATGATACATGATTTCTCGAGTTAAATATGATTTACCAGATGCTCTTTTTGCAACCATAGCAATTGTACAATAACGAGCCATTTTTTCAATTGGGAATCTTTTTAATTGTAATCTAGATGCACCAAACCCTATAGTTTTTACATTACTCATTAATATAGATCAGAAAAATTAATTTATGTTTATTCACTTATATATTAAATATTTTTTAATTAATTACCATTCGGGTAATCCAGTATAAATATCTAAATTTGAATAATTATTTAATGTTTCTATAGGTCTTTCTAAACTACAATTGTCGATAGAAGTTGAAGTAATAAATACAATAGGTAAAGATTCATTATTCCATAAAAGAACTAAACCGACAATAGTAGAAACTAATAAAGGTAATTTAATTTTATCATAATTATTTATTTTTCCTTTACATCTTTTTTGATTATCTACCATTTGAAACCAATAAATTATATTAAAAGTCATTATAATAATTAAAAAATATTTTAATTTAGGTGGAATTGTTACCATTAATATATATTAGAAAAATAATTAAAATATTAAATTATTATTTTAAGATATTAAATTCACTCAATTATTTTTCAAAAATTTTTTAAATCTATTTTGTGTAAATCAATTTTTAAATAAAAATTAATTTTTTTTTGGTTTTTTGCTTTAAAACATCACAACACATTTTTTTTCTACTTATACTGACTTGGTACATGGTAATGTTCGTGCTCAGAGAAGATAATATTACCAAGTTTATATTTTACACCACTATGACTATCTTTGAACAATGCATTTTTAAACTCACTATCGGGTATAGTAAAAATAATTTTGACACCTTCGGTATACTTTTTTACTGATATAATTTTTGAATTTGTCATGTTAAGTGCAAACATATTTTCTAATATTGTATTTACATCACGACTCTTAGTATTAGACATATCAATGTAATTTTGGATATCATAATATCTTATAGTAGTAAACCACATAGGTAGTTTTTTTACTGGTTCTGTCGGTTTTACTTGTACTATCTTACTATTTTCTCGAGGAATAATAGTAGTAGGTATTTTACTAGTCACAATTTGACTATATGAAAAAGTAGTCTTTTTGTTATTGTCATCATTATCACTATCATCCTCATCTTCGTAGTCACACCACCTACTCCGAACGGTATTTCCACCACTTGTGACAACGCTTTTTCCACTGCTTGAGACGACGCTTTTTCCATTACTTGAAACGACGCTTTTACTAGTGCTTGTGATGACACTTTTACTAGCGGTAGTAACGACGCTTATGTCGAAACTAGTTTTAACGCTATTATCTGCGCACATACCAACATTAGAACTATATACAGTGTTTGTATCGACGCTAGGTACAGCGACAATATCGACGCTAGGTACAGCGACAATATCGACGCTAGGTGCAGCGACAATATCGACACTTGTATTGACGCTAGGTACAGCGACAATATCGACACTTGTATTGACGCTAGGTGCAGCGACAATATCGACACTTGTATCGACGCTAGGTGCATCGACAATATCGACACTAGGTTCAGCACTCGTATCGACAATATCGACACTAGGTTCAGCGCTTGTATCTGTACTATTATCTTCGCGTAACTTTATAAGTGCTTTTATCACTTCGTCAAATGCTTTTTTTTTATTGTCTACATGAAGATAATTTAAAACATTAAGAAGTATCGCGATAGCTTCCTCGTTGATTGTTGGCATTTTTGTCTTATTGGTAATTATTACTGTATGAAATAACTAAATACTTAAATTTTCAATTTTTATTTTAATAAAATAATATTATAATAAATATTTTCTAATTTTAAATAATATGAATGATTTAAAATTAGAAAGAATAATAAAATATATAATTATGGGTTTAGTTGTTATAATTGCAACTAGATATATACCAGATATATTAATACCAACTAAAGAATTAATTATGATTGGAGCAACTTCGTCAATTACTTTTGCAATTTTAGATATGGTTTCACCTGCCGTAAAAGTTAATAATAATAATTAAATATTTAAATAATTATTAAAAAATTTTCTTTTATTTAATGTAGAATCTTTAATAGAATTTCCACCTGTTTGATTTTGATTTTTAAATGGTTGAGATCCTATACTATTAGCAAAAATTTCTTGATATTCCTTATCATTAGTTTCTGGACGATATGATAGAGATGTTTCTAAATCAGATGCACCTAAATCATTTTCTAATACTTCTTTAATTTTTTGTTCTATATTACCACCTGTCATTTTTAAATTATCTTTTTGTGTTTTAGAATCACTTGTATTTGATAATGTTTGTATTTGTTTATTAGAAGATGTATAATTTTCAGAATTTACATCAGATGTTGATTTTGTAAAACTATCATTTTCATTATTTATTATATCCAATATTTTAGTATTTAAATCTGTTTGTTTTAATGGTTCATTATTATTACCTCCTTGTTGATTATTAATTAGAATTATTGATGTTTCTTCATCTAATTTTTTTAAATCTTCATATAAATCTCCTTTTAAATCTCCTTTTAAATCTCCTTTTAAATCTCCTTTTAAATCTCCTTTAAAATTTCCTTTAAAATCATATTTTGTATCTTCTTTTGTATCTTCTTTTAAATCATTATTAATTAATTTTTGAATATTTCTTTCTCCTATTTCTGATATATTTCTATCAAAATCAGGTACATCATTTTCTTCTAATTCATCATCAAGATATATTTCTAAAAGTTCTTTTAATGGTAATAATCTACGCAATGCCTCTTTTATAGCATCTTTCACTAAATTTATAGTATCTCTTTGATTTCTTTTTAATTCAATAGGAGAATATTGATGATACATTAAATAAGGATTATTCCATAATTCTCGTGCACATTCAATATAAATTTTATGAATAAAGTCTTCTAAATTAACATTTTTATAATATGATGATTCAATTTTATTTTGTAATTTTAAATGAGGGTTAAATGTAAGAATAATCATATTTGCTTTTATTGTAGCTTTTACTAAATTAGATAACCAATCACAACTTTTAGAATTTTTTAATATTCTTTCAGTTTCTTCATTAATCATTTCTTGTGTCCATTTTGGAATTTTTCTTAAAAAAGATTGGAATACTTTTAATATATTATCAGCACTATTTGATACGTTTAATGCTTCCGAATAAATTGAGGTTAATCCTTCGTAAATTAAAGGTGATAAAACATTTACTAAATTTATTGTGTATTCATTTTTTTTTTCTACAAAAAAATTTATCATATTAAAATATGTTAGATATTTTATTAAATTAAACTTAATTTAATTTTATTTAACCTATTCAACAAGAGCATTATTACTTCTCGAACCTAATATTTCATAATCATTTTTAGATACACATACACAACCACCACTAGTACCAATATTAGAACCTAAACTACAAGTTAAATTACTTGGTATATAATTTTTAAGTTCATCAGGTGATATATCATTTGGTTGTAATTCTTTTGGTAAAGGATATCCTGAATTTATACAACAAGATCTTGAACACTTTTTAGTATCTATTTTTGTAATCATTACTTTTTCCATTTTTTCAATTAATTCGTTTGATTCATTATTATAACATTCTTCAATATAAGGCATTATACAAATAAAAAATATAAAAATAAATACTGTTGAAATAATTAAAATTAAGTTATTTTCACCACTGCCTTTTTGTGTAAAACTATTTAAATTAAAAATCATATACTATATATTAGAAATTTTTATAATAAATATAAGTGTTACTATTTTAATTATTTATTAGCTAAACTTATATTATATTTTTTACTTAATATTTTTTTTTCTTTACTATTTAATAATAAAAAGTCTTGAGTTTTATCTATTTTAAGACATAACTCAATTTCTTTCACTGATATATCTTTTTTATAATTTTTTAAAATATTAATTAATACGTCTTCTTTACCTTCTTTAAATAAATTATTAGCTAATTGATTAATATATATAATTTCATCAATTGATTTATTTGAAATAATTTTTATTAAATTATTAATATTTTTTTTATTAATATTTTTTAATGATGTTTTATTTAAATCTGAACTAAATTTCATTTTATCTACTGATAATTTATAATTATTATTAATTTTATTTATCCAAAATGATGTATTTAAACAAGTATAAAATCCGTGTATATTTTGTAAATACCAATTTTGGTCTGTATAAATACTTGTTTCTATATTATCACCACGTGATAGCGAATCAGATGTTTTTACTAAAGAATAAATTACTTTATCCCAAGATTCATTAGATTTGGATAATATTTTTTTTAAATAATGTTCGTGTATCATTAATGGTAATAATACTTTTTCGGATTCATATAATTTAATTACTGTTTCATAATCATTATAATTATTTAATAATATTTCTGTTGCTTCATAAAGTCCAATATCAATATTTTTTTGTCTTGATTTATTAAAAAATAAATCTAATATTTCAATACTATCTATTTTTTTATAATGAAAAGATATTTCTTGTAAAATATTAATTAAACGTTTAATATCAAATTGTGAAAAATTTATAATTCTTTCATACAATATATCATCTTCTACTATTATTAAATTTTCATTTTTACATATTATTTTAATTAGATTTTTTATTTCAAAAGTAGATGGTGAAAAAAATCTAATTTCGTCACAATTCTTTTTTAAATCATTTAATAATTTTGAATGTTGATTATTTGAAATAAAAATTAATGGAAATGAATTAGTTTTATTATTTTCTTTAAAAATATCCATAATATACTTTTTTTCGGATGTTAAAGAAATATTTTCTGTTTCATCAAATATTAAAGCGATTTTATTATTTTTATCTTTATAAAAATTTAATTTTGATAAAATAGAATTATTTTGATTGTAATATTCATCAAAATCATCTAAATTACGAAATTCCTTTATCTCATTTGGATTAATAATTCTTACTAAATATCCAGTTTTTTCTAAAATTAAGCGAATAGCCAATGTTTTACCAATTCCATGATTACCAGAAATAATAATTGCGTTATTTTTTGGTTTTGATTTTATATTATCTAACCAATCCTTAAATTTATTTATTTGATTTTTATGACCAATTATTTCACTTAATTCTTTCGGTCTATATTTATTTATCCATAATGATTCCATTAATAACTAAAAATTTTATTGTCTAAATAATTTTATATTAAAATAATTATTTTTATCTTTAATTATTTTATTATATACCATCAATATAGGTTGGTATTTCACTGTCAAGATGTGAGCTTATGTTTTCTCCGTTGTTTAATGAATATATTTCTATGCTATTACCATTACTATTCCTAAGGAAAAGGTCTACCGTAATTGGGGTTTTACTGGATGACAACATAAAACCGTCTGGTCTTAATTCGTGTAATGTACGTGCTCTACTATAATGACTATATTTAATTATTATAT